TTAGCATTGTCATCAAGAGCACCAGCAGCATCTAATGCAGTAGTACCTCTAGCGAATGGGTTTTCAACAACTCCATACCTAGTCTTGAATCCAATTTTTGGTTGGAATGTGTTCTCACCAACCGCTCTAACCATTTGTAATGGTACGTACGGGCAGTAGAATAATCCAGCATCAAAAGCGCTTGATCCTTTGTAACCAACAGTCATGTAATGAATACCTGAACTTGGAGCAAAGTATGGATCGATAAACACTCTAATACGTCCGTTAAGAACACCAGCAAATGTTGAGCCAGTATCATCAACTTGTAAGTTGTTAGAGTTTAAAGCAGGTGTGTAATCTAACACGCCAGCCATTTGAAGAGCTGAAGCGACGTCGGATGAACATAACATGATGTTACCTTTTCCTCTTCTTGTTCCTCTTGCGATCTCATTAGCTTCTCTTTCAATTTGGAACATTAAGCCTTTAAACTTCTCAACCATCCATCTACCATTTGAGTCAACATCTAAGTCGAAAGATCCTGCTGTAGCAACGTTTTGTTGTGCACCAGTAACAGCAACTAAGTTAACTGTTCTTACGATTTCTCTGTTAATCTCTGCTAGAATTTCTGTTGAAAGAATATTAGCAAGTTCTGTTTCAGCATCTAAGCCATGAATAGCTTTTAGATCCTGAGCAAGTTCCATTGAGTACTCAGCTTTTAAAGCTCTTGACTTAGCAGTAACACTGATTTTCTCAATTGAGAAAGCCATTTCTGCAAAAGCACTGTTTCCAGATTCACCAAGAGTTTCAGCTTGAGCTGTATTCATACCTTCAGCAAAGTTATAAGAAGTACTGTTACCTGATGGTTGAGTACCGTCTTGTGCATTACCTAAAGTGTTGTTACCAGAACCAGCAACTACTGTTGAGTGTTCTGTATCAGCTTCGTTATAGAAAGCCTCAGTTCCAGATTGGTTAGTGTATCTGCTTCTCATAGCAAATATTAAACCAGTTGGACCTGTCATAGGCTGAACACCAACTAAGTCATAAGCGACTAAGTTAGGCATTGCTCTACGTACTAGACTGATTAAAACTGGATCATAGTTATCAACGCCTGATCCTGTAGCGTTTGTAGGTGCCTCAGCAAGAAGATTGTTCGGTGAGAACCCTCTGTCTTCTCTGATTGCCTTTTCTGTATTCTCTAAACAAACTGCAGTTACTGATTTCTTATGACTGTCTGAAATTTCAGGTAAGTCAGTGTGCTCAATAATTGGCTGCCACTTGTTTTGGAGAGTTTCGTAATTTGATTCCATTATAGATTCCCCTTTTAAATACGAATTATTTTCTAGCAGTTCGCGCTATCGCGTCTGCATATTTAGCCATGCCACCTGGTAAAGGCTTAACTTCTTCGTCAAGTTCTACTGGTTGCTCATCAGACAAGTCTGATGTTTTGGCTGTTTTAGTTTCAAGGTATGACTCTTTCAAAGTGTTAAGTTTGTTAGAGAAATCCTCTACGTTCTCATAATCAAGTCCTTCCGATAGAGCACGGAGTTTTTCAATTTGAGTTTCTGCTAAGCCTTTAACAGCTTCAGCAAAAATGTTCTGTGTTAGTGACTCGGCGAGTTCGTTTGAAAGTTTTACTTTCTCACTAGTTTCTTCTTCGAGTTTACCTTCGAGTTCTTCTACTCTTGTTTCAAGTGATCCAAGAATATCAGCTTGTTCATCTTCAGGAAGAATCACGTTATGTGCTTCTATTAATCCCTTTAGACCAGACATGAAAGATTCAGCGACTTCAACTTTAAGTGATGACTCAATAGCAACTTGATTTTCTTCTAGCCATTGCTCTGATAAGTAATTGATATATTCATCAAGTTTACCAGTCATGTCTTCTTTAAGTTGCTCAGTAGCTTCTGCTATCTGCACATCAAATGCTTCTGAGTATGCTTCATTCATTTCAGTTACTCTTGCATTTACAGCAGCTTCAAAAACTGTCTCAGCTTTTTCTCTTAGGTCTTCGGATAAGTCTTCGCCAAATATAGCGTCGATATCTTCCTTGACACCAGAACCTTGTCCCGGGGTTGCTACCTTAGGTGCATCTTTCATGTTAGCAGAAACGCTCTTGTCAGCTTTTCGAGCTGGAGCTTTCTTACCACTTTTAGATCCAATTAGGTCTTCGCCTTTAGACTCTGATCCTGATTTTACGTCCGCTCCGCCTGGATTAGGTGCTTTAAATCCTACTGTTTTATCAGCAGGTCTTTTATTGCTTCCTTTTGTCACAGGGTCAGCGATTTCTGAATTTTCACCGCTGGCCTTAAACTCGTCAAGTTCTACTTGCTCTTCGGCCACAGCTTCGATTTCATTGTCGAACTTTTCTAGTTCATTAGCCATTTTTTTCTCCTCGTTAATTGAGTGTATACGTTTGTATATTATTTATATATTTACTATTTACAGGGTTTTCATGAACTTACTAAACAGTTCAATCTTCCTCTCCTGCAATTCTCTAGCATTTACGTTGCCAGTTCTAACAATCTCTTCAATCACAGCTTGTGATCTCCAAG